TTTTCTTCATCTCTGGATACTTCTTCTTCTGAATTCTTTTCTTCTTGTTGTGCAATAACATTAGATGAAACTTTTTGTTGTTTCTTTTCCATAGAAAATAGAGATTTAATAGTAGATGAAGACTCTTTTACTTTCTTAAAAATATCATTTAATATTTGTTCTTTATCTTCTAGTGGCATTTGTTATCCTTTTATCTTATTCTTTCTTCTTGCTTGCTCTATTCTTTCTTTTTGTTCTTGAATATTCTTTATATGTAAACCAACATATACTCTTCTTTCCCAAGGCACCATGTTTTCTAAACCATTTATATCAAATATTTTGCTCTCGATTAATGCATAGTTAGTTTCATACATTATCTTCAAAGTTTCAACCGAGAGCATTAATCGAAAAAATTTCTAAAATCCTTTATGAAAATATTAATAGTCTTTCCGTTTGGTGTTGTATATTCATCTTCATATACTACGGTTGGCATGTTATTAAAGAAGGTAGCAATTTTACTAAACATATCCTTTGGTAGACTTTCTAGGAATGATTTAATTTCCTGTATTGATTTTTCTTTTGTTTCTATTACTTCATCTTTTGTATAGATTTTATCAATAGATCTCGACAAGAAATTAAATATAAGTTCTGTTTTGGGAGTGTTTTCATCTGACAATTCTGAAAATTCTTTCAGTGATGGGTACTTCATTAGCACACCAAGATTGTCACTCAATTTAATATCGAAGTTTTTCTTATCTTGTAGTAGGTTTAAAACTTTGACATTCTCTAATCGCATTTCAGTTTCAAACTTCTCCTTAGTTTCAGGATCTCTTACGATGATCTCTGCAACTTCACCCATTGATTTCATTCTTAATTGAATAAACAGATATTCAACATCAAAATATGGCATTTCGTCCACATTTAATTTTTCAATAAAACAAGACTCAATTACACTTTTTATTGCATTTAGTATCTGTTCATTGTTTTTGGATTCTAATGCTATAAGCAGGACTTTTTCTTCCTTGACCACAAATGGTCTAAAAGAAACCTTTTTACCCGTTGATGGTATTGTGGTTGTATAAGTCGGTAACGATACTAAATTCTTTAAATCAATCATTTCATTATCTCCTTCATGGTTTAATCATTTTTATCATATTCTGATACTGCTCTATCCACTTCATCTTCTGATAATGCTGCTTGTTTTAGTGATGGATCCAAATCAGATCTATCAAGTAGTCTTGTTTCAGCAATGTCTAGTGTTAGAACTATTGTTACTGGATTACCATCTTTAAAGTGTGCATAGAATCCTTGTTGTGTGTAATCTAATTGTACACCTTTGATGAAACATTTTTGTAAACTTCTAGGAAGAACCGATGATACTTCTCCATTAATTCTAAATGCAAAATCAACTGTTCCTGGGAAGGTATATAACACACCACCAAGATCTTGGGTTGGGTATGAATGTTGTTTCAGTGCTTCTACTATTTGAATAAAAGCAGTCGCATCATCTTTGCTTGTTGGACTATATTCGATGTTCCATTGCCAATTTCTTGGAGTTGGAGAACGATATAAAGTTTCAACTGCTGGATTGAATGATTTTCTGGCTGCTAATTGGAGGTTGTTTGCAATATAAGTACCAACTCCTGGCATTGAAATTTTACGACTACCGCCCTTTGTTCCTTGACCGCCACCTATTGAATCTAATAGTCCACTCACAACACCTGCAATTGGTATTATTGGATTATTTGAAAATGCATCAATATTGTGACTGTGTATGTCATTAATTTGTTTTGGAAGAGGTAGGAATATAGTCTTTGATTTATTAGTTCCAGATCCTTCTGTATAAAAAGTTTTATTTAATTCTTCTATTTGTCCACTGGTATCTTTATTATCAAATGCATTTTTTATGTTAGATTTTGTTTCATTATATAAAGTTTGTTGTTCTTGTGACCCATATTTGGTTGCCAAATCATCTGCAAATGTGGTAATACCTTTAACACTAGAACTTGCAAGATTTGAAACACCATTTCCGATAAGTCGCTGTAACTGTCCTTGCGAATTTGAAAGATTTGGATTTTCATTACTGGAAGGGGAATACAAAGTAATAACCATACAGTCTCTTAATTTTGCAGTCTCTCTCGTAAAGGATAACTGTTCGGTTGTATTTTTTATACTTGGTAATCCCTGATTCAATGCCTTGAATTTATTTTCGACATTGTTTTTTTCATTAATATTAGCAAGTGCTCTCTGTTGATCTGCAACAGTTACAGTGTTTCCGGTAATAGTTTGATAATTTGCCGGGGCACTTGTAAGAACGGGTAATGCACCAGAACCTGCTAAATCGGAATAGTTTGCTATGTTTTGTTGTTGTATTTCTGCCATTTTTCTAGATAAATAGGATAGAACTGTTCTTTTTTATTTATATGCCATATAAAGGAAAATATAGACCTGAAAAACCGGAAAAGTATGTTGGGAACCCCAACAATATAGTCTATCGTTCTTTGTTGGAACGACGGTTTATGGTTTTTTGTGACAGAAATGACAATATTTTAAAGTGGTCATCAGAGGAACTAGCAATTCCGTATGTTTCACCACTAGATAACAGAGTTCATCGATATTATGTAGATTTTGTCATAGAGGTGAAGGAAAAGACTGGTGATACTAAGGTTTATCTTGTGGAGATTAAACCTTCTAGACAATGTGTGCAGCCACAAGAGTCCAACAATAAGAAGCAAAGGACATTTTTGAAAGAAAGTAAAACTTGGATAATAAATAATTCAAAGTGGAATGCTGCTACAGAATTTGCTAAAAAACAGAACTGGGAATTTAAAATAATAACGGAAAAAACTCTAGGAACCGATAAATGACTCAATTTGGACCAGCGCAACAAATACTAAATCAATTGGGGTTAAAAGATAGACCATCTGCCGGATCTTTTGGTATCTCTGACGCTATAGCATCGTTTAATCCCATTACAGGTAACGGTGTGACAGAACTTGCTAACTTTCTAGTAGATGCTGGTATCTATTATAGAACAAATAGATTCTTTGTAACAGTCTTTCCACCCCAAATACCAAATAACATACTATCAGATCTAGCCGATAGGAATGGCTTCAGATTTGTTTGTGAGTCTGCAAACTTACCAAACCAGACATTATTCACAACAGATTTTAAACTTAACAACTTACCAGTTCTAAGATTACCTTATTCAATTGATTATGGTAATGAATTAAACCTAACCTTCCGTATGAGTCAAGGATTTAAAGAAAGAAAATTCTTCTTAAATTGGCAAGAATACATCTTTGATATTAATAATGGTGTAGAGTATTATAATAATTATACCAATTCTTCTCTTATAGTCTTGACCCAGATTGATACAACCAATAGTAAAATTTATAATACACAATTTATAGGTGCATATCCAACAAATGTTGGTTCGATTGATTACTCATGGGAAGCAGATGGTAATTATGTAAAGCAGCAGGTATCATTCTCTTATTATAGAATGTTATCAGAAGGTGTTGTTTATACTCAACCAAAACAAAGCACATCATTAACACAAACAGCATTAAATCCTGATATATTAAATTCAAATACAAAAACAATAGCAATGACACCGGGAGCAATAACATAATATGTTTTTTACAAAACACCCATTCATCACACAGACGGATAATAATGGAAATAGTGTTCAGGTAACTGATATTCTTGCAACATTAACTGGTTTTGATATTTACAAAAATAGTCAATATAGTATTCAGTATTATATCCGTGAAGGTGATACACCAGAATCCATTGCTCTAAGACTATACAATAAACAATCTTACTCCTGGATAATTCTACTAATCAATGGTATGAAGGGAGTTTATACAGATTGGCCACTTTCATCAAATTCCTTTGACGCTTACACCAAGACAAAATATGAAGGTCTTTCGTCTATATTTTTTAAATTAGATAGCATTCAAAATTATGATATAAAACCGGGAGATCTCATAACTGTTATTAATAATCCGAATATAGCAGCAGAAGTTGTGAGTTGGAATGCTTCTCTAAGTAAATTAACGATAAGACAAATAAAAGGCACATTCTCACCTAATCAAACTGTTTATATTTTTAATACAGATTTGGATGGTAATCGTGTAGTTGATTATGGTGACATAGCAATATCGTTAGTAGAAACAGGAACTACTCCTAAAATTATTATTGGTGATATTGCAAGAGTAAATCTATATGAGCAAGATTCTCTTCACCATTTTGAATCCAACGGTGTTTATATTGATCCTTTAACTGGTTATTTACAGGGTTATTTGGCTGGTGTAGATAATAATGTTGTTACAAATTATGAATATGAAGTAAAACAAAATGATAACAAACGATATATCTACTTACCTACGCCTGAAGTAGCAATTAGAATAGAACAAGAATATGCAAAATTGATGGCAGTTTAATATGATAAATCTAGAAACACTTGGTAGTATAATCATAAAGTCAGAGGATACTTCGGTTGATATTACCGAAGTCGTGACATCAATTAACATATATCAAAGTTTATATGATCCATTTGTTACTGGTGATATAACAATTATTGATGTACCATCAAGCAGAGTTACAAAGAATTTTCGTGGTGGTATTGTTGGTAAAGGTGAAGAATTAATTTTTTCTCTTTCTACAAAAACAACTCCAGTTTCTAGAGATAAAACTTTAGATTTTGCAAAATACTACATCTATAAAGTATCAATGGTGCCGCTAGAATCTGCTGGTGAGCAAGCAATATTCAAGCAAGCAACTACATACCATTTCTGTTCAAAAGGAATGATTGTCAATGAATTTAAGAAGATAAGAAAATCTTATAAAAATAAGATCAGTAATATTGTAAATTCAATAGCAAAGAATCAATTATCATTAGATGTTTCTATCGATGAAGAAACAAATGGAAAGCAAAAGGTAGTAATACCAAATCTTTCTCCAATGAAAGCAATAATGTGGTTAACAAGCAGAGCATATGCTGGTTCTTCTGGTACAACAGGAAAAGCAACTGCTGATAAAAATAAGAATAAAGATAACAAACAAAATCACAATTTTGTTTTCTATGAGGACATAGATCACAAGCACCATTTTACTAGTATTGGATCTTTAATGAAAAGAGATCCTGTAATCGGTACAAAAGAAGACGATGGCATAACAATAAGAATGATGCCAAATAATAATTTAGTTAGTGGTGAAATTACAAAGAAGGTTTCATTCGAAGCACTACAGCATCTTGCAAAGGATTTCTCACCTTTAAATAATATAAAGGAAGGAATGTATGCATCCACCTGCTTAACTTTTGATATTACTAGAAAAAAGTATGCAAAAACTACTATGCGATATGATAAATTGTTTGAAAAACAAAACCATCTTTACGATAGACAATTAGTGGATACCAAATTTGCACCATCAAGCAGTGTTATAAATCAAGTTTACGATAATCCAGATGCGGTAATTAAATATTATCCAAAGGCAACAAAACTATTTTCTGTAAGAGAGAAACCCGGAAACCCAGATAATCCTGCAAACAATGTAGATAAATGGTTACTCCAGAGAATAGCATCTATGGCTGCTCTAGATCAATTTGGTATCGATGTTGAAATAAAGGGAAATGTTGGTATCAGTCTTGGTGATGTGGTTTTCTTTGGAAGACCCCAAGTCGATTCAATTGATACAAAAAATGCCAGAGATCCTTTCTTCGTTGGTAAATTCCTCATAACAAGAATTAAACATACTGTAGAGAATAGAGGAGACTCATTAGGATTTAATTTGAGAACTACTTTATCCCTTAGAAGAGATTCTGAATTTTCTGATAGTGCTGATCATGCAGCAGATAAATTAACCGATCTCCTCAAGGGAAATACAACAGTACAAAACTTGGGTGGAGTTCAAGCAGTAAATCAATTATGTACAGAAGCACAATGCTATCCAGAATTGACTGGAGCAGTAAGAGAAGGCGTACTACGGAATAATACAACATGAGTGGATTTTTAGGAAAAGACGGTTTTGCATGGTTCTTCGGAGTAGTCGAAGACAGAAAAGACCCATTAAAGATAGGTCGTGTTCGTGTACGCATACTTGGTTATCATGATGATGACCGAAATGTTCTCCCAACCAGCGAATTACCTTGGGCTACCCCAGTTCAGGGGATCACCTCAGCTGCATTAGGCGGTCTAGGATCGACTCCAGTGGGTTTGGTAGAGGGTACATGGGTTCTGGGCTTCTTTACTGATCCTGGCTCATATCAGATTCCCATGATTCTCGGATCTATCGCAGGATTGAATGCCAAGACAATTAAAAAATTAGGTGAAGAACCCGGAAATGCATTTAAAGATTTGAGATCAGCATTTCAATTAAAGAATGCACCAAATAATGCATTTGATAAGCGAGAATACCCAAATGGAAAGGGTAATGATGGTGATAAGCATGGTGCTCAATTACAAACAGCAGAAAGTAATTCAACCTATCCAAGACCAGATTATGCTGCTGATGCAAGCGATAATGCAGATGGAACCCCTGATACAAACATATTAGGTGTAAACGATCAGAATAGAATGGATAAGACTTCTGTTGGTGTGAAGAATGCACCAAGAGAGAATGGTGGTACAAGAGAGACAGCAGTTCCTGTTGCAGATATTCCTTTTGAGAAGTTCTCAACCGGAGTCACTGGTGAAAGTGGTGCAAATAAAGGAACAAATAAAGGTCTTGGTGTTGGTTATAATGGTGTTGATTCTTCATCAAAACCTTCACTAAAACAAAACTATAAGCAATTTAAAGACCAACCAACAAATGCAAATGGTCAATCCGTATTTTCATCAGGGGCAACAACTGTAGGTGGTAATAGGATATTTACACCAACTATCGTTTCAGCAACTGCTGTTTGCTATAAGGATAGTATGGGAAATATTCAATCTGGTGCCAGTGCAATAAAACAAAGTGTTATTGATCAAACAAATAAGACAGTAAAACAATCGAATATACAAAAACTACAATCAGATATAGAAGAAAGATCATTGTTGGGTGTTGGTTCTTATGTACGAACAGCAAATGGAACATTAGTAGATCCAAAAGACTTGGCAGAACAAAAGAAAGCAAACCAAGAAGCAGCAAAACCAGTCGGTACAGAAACTGGTATTTCTACAGGAGTTTCACCAACAGAGAAGGTAACTGTAAACGGTATTCCTGTAACACGCGATCAATTTGGTAATATCATACTAGATGGTAATGTAATTCCTTCTATTGATATTACAGAGAAGCAAAATAACCAACTAGATCCAAACAACCCAAATAGAAATGATGCATGTGGAGATTGTGGCTGTCAGGATGGTAAATAAATAAATTAGAGATTATATATGATATCACCAACACAAACACAAGGCGAATGGAGCGAACCAGAGACACCGTATGGTAAGGTAAAGGGAGAACCTACGGACAATGTTTATCCATATAATAAAGTTTTTGAATCGGAATCTGGACATGTCATTCAAGTAGATGATACTCCAGGATCAGAACGACTTGATGTATTCCATAGATCAGGAACATTTGAAGAATTCCATCCAAATGGTGATAGAGTTACAAAGGTAGTACGAGATAGATACACCTCAGTTTTGAGAGATGATTATGTCCATGTCGATGGTTTTTGTAATGTAACAATAGATAAAGCACTAAAGATTGTAGTTAATAAAGATGATACAGAAAGTACACCATCAAAGAATGTAAATTTTGATATTGAAGTTGGTAGAAATTCAAATGTCAATCTAGTAATCAAAAAGGGTAATTGTCAATTAAAACTCGAAGATGGTGATGTTAATCTATTGATGAATCGTGGCGATGTGAATATTCGTCAAGAAAAGGGAAACTATAACCACTTTGTAAATGGTGATTATAATCTAGAAGTTACTGGAAAGATGCATACTGTTGTTGGTAAAGATCTTGTAAATGAAATTGGTGGAAATAGAGATATTCGTGTTGATGGACAATTTGACAACAAATGGATTACAAATGGTTATTCTGAAACTTTAGTCGAAAAGGGCGATATGCGTGTTGAAGTTGGTGCAAATCATCATCAACTAATACACGGAGAATCTCACACAAGAGTAGAACAAGGAAGAAGAACCTTTATTGAACAGTATGAAGAATTATCAGTAAATGGTCCAACAAAGACTAAGGTTACTGGTAATTTTGATATCTTTACTGATGGAAATATTGCAATATCAAGCAGTGGTACTTTTGATGGATCGTTTGCTGGTTTTACAAAAATTACATCCGATTCATCAATAGACATATTTGCTGCATCATCTGCAAAATTAACAGCAAATTCTAGTTTTGATATATTGTCTCAGGGAGCATTAAAAATAAATTCAAGTTCATCTGTGGACTTATTAAGCGGTGCTGCAATGAAGATTTCTTCTGGTGCAGTAATGGGATTAAATGCTTCCGGTGCTTTGTTACAAACTGGTAGTGTAATTCACTTAAATGGACCATCCGCACCAAGAGCATCAAGTGCATCAAGAGCAAGTTCAGCAGGTTCCGCTGAATTACCAACCAAACAATTTGTATATGTTCCCGGTTCTATGGGCGCATGGACAAAGACTGTAAATGGTAAAACACCAGCATCTGTTCTAACAGGAGCAGTTGGTGATTTAAATGGTCAATTAGATTCTCTTAATAATGCAAAGGGTCAGTTAAATGGAGCATCATCTAATTTAACTCAATTACAACAACAATTAGCAGTTGCAGGAAACAATCCTGCACAGTTAAGCAATATAGCAAGTTCAACAGCAACTCTTACAAATAATGTTTCTGGTGTTGCTGGTTCTGTAAACAATTCTGTTGGTTCTGTTGGTGGAACTGTAGACGGTGTAGTAAACAATGCTGGCGGTATAGTTCCCGGAGTTGCTGATGGATTGAATCCATATTCTAGTGGTGGTGATTTCTTGACAGGATTAAAAGAGGGTATCGGTGGTATTACAGGATTTATAGGAGATATCTTTAGTACAATAACAGATATTGCCTGTGGTATTATTGATGCAATTGCTGGTGCAATAGATGCAGTAGTCGGTGTAATATCAGATGCAATAGACGCAGTAATGAATGCAATAAATTCTGTAATAGATGCAATTGGATCAGTAATCGATTCTATAACAAAAGCAATTGGTGATATTATCAACACCATAACAGACATCATTGGTCAAGTATTCGATGCCGCTGGCAACTTCATCGGTGGTATCGTAGATGGCATCGCAAGTGTAATCGACGCAATAGCAAGCATCTTTGATGGTCTTGGAAGACCCAGTAATTGTGGTATATCGCTTGCAGTATGTTCTGGCGATACGGCTATAGGAGTAACCATCTAATGTCTGGAGTTGCAAGAAAATTCATAGACAGTGTTGGTGGTGGAGTTGCATTAGGATCTTCTAATGTCTTTATTAATAATATAATGGTTGCCCAAAGAGGAGACAGGGTTACTCCACATCCTCCCTGCTGCTGTGGACCAGGCTGTGGTTGTCAGGAACACTGTGTTGCTTCCTTGGCAATGTCCTCACCAAATGTTTTTGCAAATAATATTAATATTGTAAGACAGGGAGATATTGCTACATGCGGACATCCGATTGCAGGATCTTCAAATGTATTTGCAAATTAAATAAAAACAAATATACATATTTAAAATGATCAGCAAAGACATAGATCTTAATTTTAATATAAACCCTATAACTGGGGATTTAAACCGAAAAAAAGATTCGGAAGCAGTAAAACAGGCACTAAAAACCTTGCTTCTTCTTGGATTATTTGAAAAACCATTCAATTCAGATTTAAATGCAAATATTAGAGGATTTTTATTTGAAAATTATTTAATAAATGCAGATAAGGAATTGGAAAATAATATCAGAAGAATAATTACAAAATATGAACCAAGAGTAACATTGAGGAAGGTATTGGCTACTGCTACCCCGAATCAAAATGCTATAGATATAACAATAGAATATTATTTCACCGGAAATAAAGAAGAAACATTAAACTTCTCACTAGAAAGAACAAGATAAAATGGAACAAAAAAGAGGCGATATTTCAAATTTGGATTTCGTATCCATTAAGTCAAATCTAATAGACTTTTTGAATAAGCAATCAGAGTTTAGTGGTTACTCCTTTGAAGGTTCAGCATTCAATGTTCTTATGGATGTTCTTGCTTATAACACATATTACAATGCATTCTATAACAATATGGTTGTAAATGAAACCTTCATCGATAGTGCATCAAAAAGATCATCAATTGTTTCACTAGCAAAAAACTTAGGTTATACACCAAAGTCAACAAGAGCAGCAACAGCAACAATTAATATAAAATTAGATGCTGATAATTATACTAATGATGTAATCAATAGAAACACTCAAATAACTGCAACTGATACAGATAACAATACATATACATTCGTAACAACAAAATCATATTCATTCGATCCTGTTTCTTTTGATAGTTCTGGAAATGTTACTCAATATGGAATAACAGATGTTCCAATTATACAGGGAGTATATACTTCCTTCTCCGCAATAATATCAGATCCAAAACAAAAAATTCTACTTCCATTTGAGGGAATAGATCTATCAACAATCCGAGCATTTGTAACTACATCAATATCAAATCAAGAAGGTATTGAAAACGAATGGTTAAGATCAACCGATATAACACTAACAAATTCTCAATCTAAAGTTTTCTTTGTTCAAGAATCTGCAACTGGTAATTATGAAGTAACATTTGGTGACAATGTTTTTGGTAAGCAATTAGATAAAGGTAACTTAGTAATATTTGAATTTTTAGTTTCTGCTGGTGCTTCTGCAAATAATATAGGTTCTTCAGATTCAGCAGAATATAGTTCATTTAGTCTATCCGGTTACATAGTAGAAACTGTACAACAATCATCCGGTGGTTCTGATAGAGAAGACCTAGAAAGTGTCAGAGTAAATGCTTTAAAGAACTATTCAAACGAAGAAAGAGCAGTAACTGCATCTGACTATGAAAGTCTTATATTAAAGAATTTTAACAATGTTGAGTCTATTCGTTGTTGGGGTGGTGAACAAAATGATCCACCACAATATGGAAAAGTATTTGCCTCCATCAAGCCAATAAACAGTGCAACACTAACTTTACCAGAAAAGAAACAAATTGTAGATTCAATTGTACGCAATAAGTCAATGTTGGGTATATCTCTAGAAATCCTAGATCCTGATATTCTATATGTAAATCTATTTGCAAATGTAAAATACGATCCAACAACTACAAGAGATTCCGAAACAAAGATAAAGGAAGTTCTGAATACAAAGATAAGACAGTATGCTGTTGATAACTTCAAGGGATTTGATGATGATTTCTATACATCTGATCTTGTCCCACAAATACTAACCTACCATCCAAGCATAGTTGGTGCATCAGTTGGTGCAACTATGGAAAAGAGAATTTATCCAGAAGCAGGTAAGAAGCAAACATACACAGTAGACTTTGGAAACAAAATATACCATCCAAAAGATTGCTATGATGTTTCGGTAGTTGAGAGTTCTTATTTCAAGATATATGTAACTGAGAATTCTCAATTAGTAGAAAAAATTTGTTATTTTAATGATGATGGTGGTGGTAAGATGAGAATCTATACTCTTGATACATTAGGCAATAAAATATATGTAAACACAAATGCAGGAACAATTGACTATACAACTGGTATGATAACAATTCCAGATCTTACGGTATCATCATTTGTAAATAACCAAAATTACATCTACTTTATTGCAACTCCAAATGATCCAGATGTATTCACAGATTTTGATACAATCCTATCATTTGATGCAACAATAACAAGAAATGTGTCAATAACACTAACACAAGTTTATAAGAACTCTCTAAACAACGCATCATATGCTACAAGGAATAGTGCTAACAACACAGCAGGCTAAACATGCTACAAGTTGAAATACTTTATCCCCAACCAGATTCAACTGTATATGGTAACGAATTAAAGTTTCGTTATAAATTATTAAATAATTTAGAGAAGTATAAAACAAGTAAAATAGTTTTATCATTTAATGGTGGAGATGAAACAACCACAGACATAACTGGTTCTTATATATTTCCGGGATTAGTAAATGGCAACTATGAAATAACAGGTTATCTTAAGAATAAGAATAATTTAAAAATAGATGGAACTGAGTTTTCTATTAAATTTGGTATAATTACCCAAGAATATGAATCAAACAATTTAACATGGGCATTTCCAAAAACAAAATTACCTCAATTCATACAAGAAGATTATAAGACATTCAGCAGATTCATTGAAGCATATTATGAATGGCTACACAAGTCAAACAATCCAGTTTACATGCCATTCACATCGGAATTTTTCTCTGATGTCGATACAACACCAGAAGTGTTCTTATCAAATTTTAGAATTCAATACTTAAATGATTTCCCAGATAATATATTTTCTCTTGGGGATTCAAAGAATTTAAGAAATATTTTAAAGAACATAAAGCAATTCTATAGAGCAAAGGGATCAGAAAAGTCATTTAAATTCTTGTTCCGCTTATTGTATAACACTTATGTTGATTTTTATTATCCAAAGAATGACCTATTTAAAGCATCTGGAAATCTTTGGGTAGAAAATGTTGGCATAAAGGTAAAAAATATTGATACAAGAGCAGCATTTAATCTTAAAAATAATATAATATATCAAAAAATAAATAATGTAGTAACCGCATCTGCTAGAGTTATTTCTGTTATTGTTGAAAAAGAAAAGAATCAAAATATAGTAGAATTTTATGTTGCCAATATTGTCGGTGAATTTAATGGCGATTTGCCAGTATACAGTGATGTCATAATACAAGGTAAACCACAAACAGTAGAAATGGATCTACTTCCTGTTGTCACGAGTTTGACGATAACTAGTAGAGCATTACGAGTTGGTGATAAGATCTATTTGGAAGAAGTTGATAGTACTGGAGATGAGACTGGTTCCAGTTTCTTTGCAGTAGTTCAAGAAGTTGATTTAAAGGGAAATGTGAAGAGATATAATATTATTAATTCGGGATATAATTATAGTGGCACACATCGATTATATAAGAAAAATTTAAATGGTTCAAATATAATTATTTCTGGCACATATGAAGTTGGTGTATTAACACGATATCCTGGGTACTATAAGACAATATCATCTTCACCAAGTTCTAGAGGAAAACTACAGGACAATAGAAAATATCAAGATTTATCTTATGTTCTTAAAGTAGAAAAAAATATTTTTGATTATGCTGATATTGTAAAAAGATTAGTACATCCAGCAGGTATGGGGTTATTTGGAAGTTATCTTGTAAAAAGAGATGAACAATTAGACTTAACAGGAATTGGAGAAATTAATCTCTATTATTGGGGATTTATTGGTAACTATTTACCATATACCTTCAATACTGTAAAAAATCTAAGAAATGACACATACGCAAATGGTGACCCAGTATTATATCCAAATGGTCTTACAGACTTATATCCAAACGGATTCGATCCTGGTGTTTCTTTCCCAGACGAGATAACTGCAACTCAAAAACATTTGGCAAGAGCATTTGAAAAATTAAAATCTGGAGTACAATCTTTACAGTTTACATATGTACCAAGTGTCTCTGATTACACCCAAGTCAATAATTATTGGGTTGTTTATCCCCATCCAAATACTTTACTAAATAGTTCTGATATCATAAAAAATATCACAATACAAGATTTCCTAGGCATCAAGACAACCGATTTAACAACTAACTAAAATGCTAAGAACTAATTTTAAAAATTCTGTTATACAATCATTTTATGATAAATTCTCTGACTTTTCAGATACAAAAAATTATCTGTTTATAGGAAAAGTAACAGAATGGGAAAATGACAATGCACCCCCCACCACATTGGATTCTTTAAAAGAAGAATTAGATGCATGGAAAAATATGTTAGTATGTAAGAGAATTAGTTCAAATGATATTGTATTTGTTATAAGAAGAATAGATTGGACATATAATACAAAATACACCCAATATGATGATTCTTCTGACTTATATTCAGAAACAACCCCTGTTAATTTTTATGTTTTAACAAGTGATAATAATGTTTATAAATGTATTTCTAATAATAATGGTGGAAAATCACAATACTCACCAATAGGAACATCAACAGAAGAAATAATAACTCAAGATGGTTATATTTGGAAATATTTGTATTCTATAAGACCAGAATTACAAGACTTCATTACAGAAGAATATATTCCTGTAGAATATCTTGATGAATTGTCATACACAGATCAAAGATCATTACAATTAGATGTTGAACAAGATGCAAAAGCAAATAAAAATGGATCAATATCAAATATAAAAGTAACTCAAATTGGTTCATCATATCCATTTGCTATTGATTATATACTTGGAGATAATCCAGAAAGAGTAGACCATTTAGTACAAATGAATATTCCGGTTGGTGGAACAACCATTAAATTTAATACAAATTCTAATATCAGTAGAATAGATAATATCTATAATGATAATTATGTGGTTTATATTTACAGTGGAACTGGCTCTGGTCAGGTAAGAACCATCACTGACTATGATGGTTCTACAGGAATTGCAACAGTAGATGAAGGATTTACTGATGCAGTCACAACTAGTAGTTATTACAAAATTTTACCAAAAATACAAATTACTGGCAATGGTACTGGTGCAATAGCAATACCTGTTATAAATCCATTGACAAAATTAATAAATTCAATTTCTGTAATTGATGGTGGACAAAACTATAAAGATGTAACTGTGGAAATAAAAACATCAAAAACTATAGAATCAGAAAAGACAAAAGCAAGAGCAATAATTTCACCATTCAATGGTCATGGTTCATCTGCATTAATTGAACTTGGTTGCAAAGATGTAATGATACTAACAAAATTTGATAAAGAACAAATACAAAATTTAAAGTTCTATAATGATTATCGTCAAGTTGGTATTATTCAAGATATAAGTGTCACAGGTGAATCGCAATCATCTCAAACATATACATTTGATATAGAAAATATCAATTCAACAACATCAATGGTTTTAAGTGGAAATTATTCTTCGTTCCTTTCAATTATACAAGCAAATCCAACACTAATAGTCAAACAAGGTTCTGATGATAATTTAGGACAAGCACAAGGAACCTATTCTAGTTTTGATACAACTACAAATACTCTTATCCTAAAAACGGTAAATGGTAAGTTCTTAAATTATAATCCAAATGCAACTAGTGCAACTGTATATCCACTAGTAATAGAAGATTATCCTGTTTTGGGAACAGATACAGTATACAGCAATATTGTTGTAGAAAAATCAGCACCTTATGATTACTACACAAACACCACATTTATACAAGACTACTCTATTTTGGGTCAAAATAGTTTATCAACAGCTAAGGTTGTAAGTTGGTATCCTACTTTCTTTGGAACTGATGGTAAGTTAGTGGTCAAGAACATAAATGGTAAATTCATAGAATCATATTATAATGATGCAGGCACCCTCATAAGCGGTGAAAATATTATAGGAATTAGTAGTGTGAGTACCACAGAAGGTGTTTTAGGATTTACAACCGATAAAGTTGGTATAATAAAAAATGTTGCAAAGACAGAAGTAATTCAAGGTAATGATATTTTTAGAGCAACTACTACCTTAACTCTCACAAGACCTACTGGAAATACTGATCTATTTACTGCAAGCGACTTTGCAGAAGATGACAATATTAAACAATTAACCACTGGTGCTGAGGGAGTTGTTGTTGGTTGGGTAGTATCATATGATGGCACTTACGGTAATCTTATACTATCAAGTACAACTGGTTCATTTAGTGTCAATCCAAACTATAAAATACAAAAACTTTCTGGTAGCGTATATACCACTCAAGAAGCAGTAGTTTCAGATATCAATTTACCAGAAGTAGATAGATATTCTGGAAAAATTATATACATAGAAAATATAAGACCTGTTGTTCGTGGTGATGATCAAACTGAAGAAATTAAAATAATAATAGGACTCTGAGGTAAATAAATGGCATACAATCACGCAGATATTCTCTCCAATTCGCCGTATTATGATGACTTTAATGATACCAAGAATTTTCTTAGAATTCTATTCAAGCCTGGTTATTCAGTTCAGGCAAGAGAACTAACCCAACTACAAACTCTACTACAAAATCAACTATCAACACTTGGTAGTCATGTATTTAAGAATGGTAGTCTTGTATTTGGTGGAGTAACAACTTTAACAAATTGCAAGTTTGTCCGTGTATCACCAACAATACTTGGTAATACATTTACCCATACCGATCTAAGAGGTCACATAGTTACTGATGGTAGTACCACAGGTGTCA